ACCACTCCGCCGTAAGTTTTGTAATACATTTTGCGCTCGCTTTCGTGGACTCTAAAGATTGAAAGTTTGGTCCGGGATTTTTGGCATTCTTCCTGGAGCTACCCGGATCGCAGGACCGACACGGTGAGAGCACGCTTCAAAGCTGCTTTCTGCCCTATGCTCGCCTTCGCAAGCGGGCCGGTAACCCTGCTACCTCCAGATCAGCGGAGAATGACTCCGCAACCTGTTAGGAACGCTTTCCCGAAAACGCTTCTTGAAACGCCGTGTTCGGGTCTTTTCCTTGTGAGATGTTCCATTCCTTCCACAGTTGTAAAATCTCGGTCGGAGTGGCGTCCTTCGGAATTTCAAATTGCTTTGCGACTGCATGTTCCGCCGATCCCGCGCCGAATGTACCGGAACTCACTCCGAAGAGCGAGGACGAAGTTCGTGGTGTCGGTTCTGCCGCCGGAGGCGCTGCAGGAGGTGTGGCGGGAGGAGCCGCCGGTGGTGTCGCCGGTGGTGTTGCAGGAGGAGTAGCGGGCGGAGTGGCAGGAGCGTCCGCAGGAAAAACCAGACCGTCTTGCTTCATGGATTCGTATGCCTGTATTAGCGCAGCGACTTTATCTTTGGCACCCTCCAACCTCATTGCCTGGAGTTTCAAACCGATGATTTCCAAATTCTTTTCACCGCCCGGCCAATCCGAACCCGCCGCGGTACGCACAAAATCTTCCGACGCCTGTGCCCACGATTGTTCTTCGGTTCGGCTGCGATTCGATTCGACCGATGCTTTGATATCTTCGAGGGGAACACCTTGCTTGGCGAGATATTCCGTGATCGCCCCGGACTGTTCGATGTAGTCCTGGGCCGAGATTTCACCGCGCTTGAATTTTAGTTCGAGTTCGGCTTTTGCAGCGACCTTTGCGGCTTCCGCTTTTTCGGCAGCGACACGCGCAGCTTCCTCGGCGGCAGGGTCCGGCACGGACTCTTCGGTTCGAGAGCGAAAAACAGAGGCAACCTTCAACGCCGCGGTCACCTGTCTCTCAACATCGAGTTCGGATTCACCCGTGAATGTGAATTCCATGCCGTCGATAATCTCGGTGCGGGTGACGGGAGTTTTGGTCGCGGCAGCCGCTGCGGCAGCATCAGCCACGGCTTTGTCGGCAGCAGCTTTGGCAACCGCAGCGGCATCAGACGCAGCCTTGGAAGACGCTAGTTCGGCCAACTGGCGCTCGGCCTCTTCCACCAACTTCTGCCGGATGTCGGCGGGATCGATGGCGTCCTTAACCGATTTCTTCAAATCTTCAGTGATATTCATAGTGCTGGAATTCTGCTCAGTCATCGGATAGCTCCTGAAGGCTAAGGTGCCTTCTAACTAACAAAAGAAAAGTCTTAAACTTCCATTTGCTTGTAATCGCGGCAACATCCATCACAGCCGTGAATCCATACGGAACGATCTTTCAGTTTTTTGGGGTCACGATGCCCGACAGTGTGTCCGATTCCGTGAGGACACATACGCTCAAGACGACCGTCTTCTCGAACGAGGTCATACGTGAACGTTGTTGGACCGGGGGTAGTGTGTTTTTTGTTCATCAATACGATCCCGCCGCCCTCATATCTTCGTCCTGAAATTTTCGCAGCACTTCCTGGCGAACATAATCGCCGGTTTCCAGTGCTTCGGCTGGAGTTTTTTCCGGCACCGCCCTCGCAGCTTCCTGCGCCTTCGCTTCGGCAATTCCACCTTGAATGGCGTCGTTGATTTTAGCGAGCAGTAAAGCGTGGTGCTCTTTGGCGGCCTGCGCCCGCGCTTTCAGGACTTGTATCTGGTCTTTGTCCCAGCCACCATAATCCACAAGAACTGCGGTTGCTTCCTCGGAAATTTCCTGTGAAATTCGGATTACGTCGAGGAAGCCCGGATGAGTTCGCAAACTGATGAGCCGGTTCGCCCGCGCGATTGCCGGGGTTTCAGTGGGAACAAAAGGGCTCGGTGGTGTGCTCACTTAATCACCTTTGTTGGGTTTTCATGCCGCTGAATAGGTGGGGATCGAACCCACGACACCTCCCCCGCCGGGGAATGCTCTTCCGCTGAGCTACTATTCCCATGGTGGCGGCATGAAAACCCAAGACATAATCTCACGCTCGCAGAAACTTGTCAAGAGAAAAATTACGACCCGAACACACTCTTGTCCCCGGCCGCAAACGCGCTTCGGGCGGCTCTCTGCATGCCCTCTTCTTGCGGGGTCTGTGCCTCCAATTTCGTTTGAGCCGCGGTATTTGCAGCCTCGTGATCCATCCCCTGGGCTTTCAGGGTATGTTTGCCCGTTTCCACGAGCATCCGGTTTTCGGCGGCGTTGTCGTCGATCTTACGCTTCTCGTCAGCCTGAACGTGGATCGCAGCGATTTTTCCTTGCGCGGCAGCAGCTTGTGTCTGCGCGGCGCGGTACGCTTTGTCTTCATCGTTCATCGGAACAATCCAGTTTTCCTTGTACGGTGCGCCGAAAGTATCAAATATCGCGGCAAACATCGCATTATGATCCACTTTCATACCCTGCATCGCTAGACCTTCCACGGTGCCGGGGGATTGTAAGAACGTCTCGATGACTCCGATGTATTTGTTTATCGCTTCGCGCGCAGCAAGTCTCACTCCGGCGGAGATTTCGACTCGATACGAACCGTTCAAAATGTCGAGTGGGGTCGCTTTGAACGCATCCCCGAGTTCCTGGGACAACATCGCCTTAATTTGTGATGGCTTCAGTTTGCCGTTTTGCTCGATGCAGAACTCCAGGAACGGAATGAAAACCTGCTCGGAAATGACATCTACGAGGTCCTGCAGTTTGAGCGACTCGCCGCCCTGAAGTGCCTGCACTCCCGCGGGCGTGCGCATATCCCCAGCGGCTCCTGGATTGGAACCGAGTGTTCCCGGCCCCGCGCCGGTAATTGAAGCAGCCCACGCTTTCATCTGAGCAATCACAGACAACGGCTCGTCCGCTTTGATGCTGTTGCGTTCGAGAGGTTCGATTTTTCCTTGAGGGTCGGACTTGAACACCTTGCCGGGGAAAATCCACTGAGCCTGTGATGTGTTGTTTGCGCCCGCCGGGGAGGTGTAGGTCCCCATCAAATTCAAGTTCAGGTCATCCAAGAAAGCGTTCACGACCCCTTGGCACACGCGTTGAAAGTCGGTCAGCCAAAATGCAATTCCGTAACCGTGAGCAGAATCCGGCGCATTGCGGAAACAGAACCCAAGAAACGGCGGTCGTCCAAAATTGTGGGTCTCGTTAAGCAAGCAGTACTCACGCTGCAGCATCACCCCGTGTCGGTTCCCGGTCCAGTAGTCGAAGCACTCGAATTTGCGCATCAGCGGATCATGCGCGGTACGTTCCGTGTAGTTTTCAGGATACGCCTTCTGTGGCGTGGTGGTCTGTTGGAAAATCGGGTTGCCTGTGTTGGACCCGAGGGTTTCGAGAGGGTTGGTAGCCGCCTGATCCTGCATTTGGGGAGTCGTGAGGGCCACAAGTTGTTCACGCGTCGGAATTTTCCATCCCGGAGTGTTGCGAAGTGCGTCAAGTTCGTAACCGGTCACATAAATCAGGCGTCCAAACCACTCTGCGACTCGCGGATCGCCTCTGCGAAGGTCAGGAGCATACCGAGCGCGGCGAACCGGCACGTGTTCGAGCACGGGCATGTTGATTTCTTGGATTCCGATGGTTTTCGACTCGATTTCGTCGATATCTTGAGCTTTAGCGTCGGGAATTTCAATCGCGTTGCCGTTTACGGAGATGGTTTGGGTCTTTACCTTCGGAACTTTCTTGATGATGTTCTTTTTTATGGTTTTCCAGCCGTAGTGCGCGACCCCGAAGCCGTAAAACAGGCCATCGTAGGTAATTTCGCGCATTTCAGTCTTCAGCGACACCCCTTTGTAGCCACAGGTCTTCATTTCAGCCCGCAAAATGGCTTCCTGCGCGAGCGCGCAGTCCAAAGGAGTCCCGGAAGTGGCGTCCACCATGAAAACGCGATAGCCGCCCAACAGAGTTTGATTTACTACTGAGTGAATTGAGTAAAACTGCTCTGCAATGAGCGGAACTCCGAGGTGAGAGCGAAATTGTTCGCTGCCTTTCCACTTGATCGGCTCGACCCAGGCTCGCAGCATGATCTCCGCGGTATTCCAGCGTCCGATGAGTCCCCTTGTAGCAATGAAACTCTCTGATTCTTCCCTTTGAAGATTTGCTTCCTTCAACATCGACTCGTCTGACCGCGACTGGTCAGCGAATGCGACATCTTTCGGCATGAGCGGCATCGCGCTCTCGCCATAAGGGACCGCGCCGGGCAAATCGATAATTCGAATTTGGCCGCGATCCTCGAAATGAGTCGTAGCAGTGATGTCTTTTATAGTGGTATCGGCCATTACAGCCCTCACCTAAGATTCCAAAGTCTTATTTCACACGACTATCCACACACGAGCCCGCTCCCGCCTCCCGTGTCGGGGTAATCATCGTTCAGCGGCTGTCCGGCGCTGAGTTTTCGAAGCCAATTGGTCGCCGAGGCAACAACCGGGGGATTCTCGTTTTGATACCCAGTAGGAACAGCAACAACCATACCTGCAACATCGGCGAAATCGTCATGTCGCCCCAATTTTGGCCACTTCAGAAGCTGTTGAACCAGTCGGTCGTACCCCTTCATGGCTGAATAGAGCCACAGTCGCCGACTCTGAAGCACGCCCTTGACCGCGCCGATCCTCGTCAGCTTCGCTTTTGGCGCTTGGGACCCCTTCAACCACACAATCGGCATCTTTTGGACCCCACGGGTGGCCGCGTGCGCCGCGATGATGGTATCGTACGCTTCCCAGCCGTTGAATTTTTCCAAGTACATGATTGCGGGACGGTGTTTTAGCAGCGCCACGACCAAATTTTCAGCCACTGCGCCGGAATCCCAGTTCCCAAACTCACACTCGTAGATGAAAATCTGGCCTTTGAACAATCGACACATGAACAGAACGGAAAAATCCCGGTCTTCCTGGCCCACGTACGCCAAATCACCCACGATAAACGAGTACGCTTGGTCGAAAGCTGGGATTTGGGTCGGATGATGCAAAGTCTGAGCGCCCAGTAGAGCTTCTGTGAATGTTTGCGAACCCTCAGCCAGCGGGCTGTTCTC